TATTGAGTTAAAAGACCCAGCGCTACTAAGTCAAATCACTCAGCCAGCAAATAACGATAAGTATCTAATCTGGGACGAAAGCGCAAGTGCTTATAAATATATTGAGCAATCAGATTTAGCAACAGCAGTAGGTAATTCTATAACCGCTGGAACATCAACAGTAGGTATCATGTATGCTCGTGCAGGGGCAACTCAACAAATGAGTTCCACACAGGCTAACACGCTTGTTCAGTACGCAGAGATATACGAAGATTCTGGAACCACTGGAACTACAGCAACTGGGAGTTCAGTATGGTTTGGTACACTGGCCAATGGTGGAGGCGCCCCTGGTTTGAGTATCGGTACATTTGGTGATCCAAGAGATTCTGTTTTAATCAATGAGGTTGAAGGATGGTTTAGAATAACAGGCACGATTTCAGTAATACTAACCGCGAGTGCTTCCTTTAGTATAGCAGTTGATGCTTCAACCATTCGGAATATAACCGTATCGTCAGACCCAGGTAAAATAAGTACATTTACTCTTGAGGCTCTTTATTATTCGGACGGTAATGCCGGTTATAGTGTTAGACTTATAGGTCAAGCCGGCGGGTTAGGAGTTAACGTGTTTTCCGTCAACACATCTCTGGAGGTTGATTACATGGGTGATAACGCAACTTTATAATGACAAAACAAGAAAGATTAGAATTCTTCCAGCAGTTAAGATTAAAACTTGACGAGATCGACGACCTTATGGATTCGTATGGCGGTAAAGAAGAGTTCCTATCTATGTATTGTTTTGGTGCATTTATGCCTGGAGACGAAGATCTTGATACCAATGATAGGTATGAGTTTATGTGTGGTATGCATATGGCCGCAATAGAGGAATATGAATTAATGACAGATACAGTAGAAGATACTTTCACTAAATATTTACAAGATGAAAGTGACAGAGGGGATTCCTCTTCAATTGACTACTGGTTAAATTAAATGAAATGGAACTTATTAGAAAAATCATTATCGGGCAAAACCCGAAAGATGCCATGGCTTACTATGTGGGGCAGAAGGCAGGAGAGTCAGTAATTGATTCTATCATATTAGACGACAGATGTTTTGTCAAACACGGAATTCGTCGCTATCTTGTATACATCTACAATAAAGAACAGGGCATAATGCTTTGGAAAACAGTAGATGATATGCCAGTATTAATTGAACATGATTGTGACTTCGAATGATTGTAATTGATAATTTCATAAAAGACACGGATCTGTTGATGGATCTTGAACTTAACAAAGAACACTTATTTAGTGATAACGGATCTTACTACTGGTGGAACGGATGGTGGAACTCACCAGACGATACATTAAAGAAAAGACTAATCTGTTATATATGGAGAGACTACCCTCCGTATGGATCTGTGGCTTTAGACGGCTTTGAGTACTGGACCGGACAATACGGTGAAGGTAAAGCAGTCTCTGATCTAAACATGCACTTAGATAAAGACGAAGCCCTTTGGAAATCAGAAGGTATAGTAAAGGCTCCTGTTATAGGTACAGTGTTCTATCCTGTTGAAATGGATATAGAGGGAGGTTACCTTGAGATATTCTCCAATGGGGCGGACAATGAGCCTGAAAGAATCCAAGCAAAGCATAATAGGTTAATCATATTTGACGCAGGTAACATTCATCACAGAGTTACAACTGTAACCAAAGGAACAAGATCTGCTATTGCAATAAACCTTTGGGATGAAGCACCTACAACAGAATTAAAGTTTGAGGCTCCAGAACCAATATGAGACCTTTAAAACATTTTCTTGTAAGGGTTCCTAATGTAACCCAGGACACCGTAACTCTTAACGGAGAGGAAATCTATATTGACACTAAGTGGGATGAGTTTAAACATCGTACCATGGAAGGTGAGGTTGTTGGTGTTCCAGAAAAATATGACACAGGGGTAGAGATTGGAGACACAATGTACTTTCATCATCATGTAATATTGGGCGGTAACCATTTGGTTCTTCAGGATGGTGCTAATCAATTAGAAGAGTCTGCAAAAAGAGGACAGTGGCTTGATCCAAACAACGATGTATATATAGTCTACTACGACGGAGGCCATGACCCCCTGTCTTGTCAAGCGTATGCACACAAGAGTAAAAAAACTGGTGAGGTTAAGTTACTGGGAGAATGGATATTCCTTATACCAGCAGAAGAAGAGCAAGAATTAAAAAGTGACACACTGCATCTATTAGAAGAGAAACATGAGTATAACCAATATGGATATATTAAGTATGGTTCTGATAGATTAGAAGAAACTGGATTGGTGCCCGGCGATAAAGTTATTATTCGAAAGAATTCTGACTATCGAATGGAGGTTAATGGTGAAACAATGTTTAGGGTATACTTAAAACACATACATGGCAAAGTCATCGAAGCAGAAGCATAACATAGTTACAGCGCAAAGATTAGTTGCAGCGATGGATATCGCAATTGACAACATGATTGCTGAAATACAAAAGCCTGTAGATCAAGAACTTAGCGGATCTCAACGGAAGGCAGAACTTCAGTCAATTAAAATTACCGCTGTTGACGCTAAAGAACTTATTGTTGAAAGAGAAAGACTTGAACAACTCATTAAGACACTTAAAGAAAGTGGACAGATTAAAGAAGAACAAGACTATTCAGGAGGATTCGCAGAAAAATTCTCAAAGTAATCAAGTCTTCATCTACTGGGATTATTAAACAATGGCGGGACTTGTAGAAATAGAAGATGAGATTGTAGTAAACATATGCCCTGACAAAACAGAAGGAGATGTCAGGCTATACTTTGACTTACCAATACAATTCCCTAAGCAGCCAGCAAAGAAAGAGATACTTTTTAATAATTTAAAAAAGGAAGATCAAAGATGGGTGAGAGAGGGGCTTCCTGATGATCTCAAAAAGATCCGGTCAATGGAAGAGTGGCTGGGAATGCCAGAGTCATTTAGAAAAAAGTTCACACCCTATATAAGTCAAGAATTTAAAAGACGTAGAAATGGAGTATGGTTTTACAACAACGGGGTACCTACCTATATCACAGGTAACCATTACTTCTTCTTACAGTGGTGTAAGATTGATATTGGATACCCATCATTCTTGGACTTTCAAAGGAAACTATTTATACATCTTGAAGCCTGTATAAAGGATCCAAGAAGTGTTGGACAAGTCTATGTAAAGTGTCGTCGTTCCGGATACACAAATATGTCTGCGTCTGTACTTGTTAATGAAGGCACACAGGTAAAAGAAAAACTACTGGGCATCATGTCGAAGACAGGAACAGATGCACAAGAAAATATATTCATGAAGAAGGTGGTGCCGATGTACAAGTCACTGCCTTTTTTCTTTAAACCCATACAAGACGGTACTACCAATCCCCGTATGGAACTCGCATTTCGTGAGCCTTCAAAAAGAATCACAAAGAAAAATAAGACCGCTTCTTCTGGTGAGGCACTCAATACAATTGTAAACTGGAAGAATACTACGACCAATGCATATGATGGTGAGAAACTACATATGTTATACCTTGATGAAGCAGGTAAGTGGGAAAAGGGGAACGACATAAGAGAGGCTTGGAGGATACAGCGTACTTGTTTGTTAGTTGGACGTAGAATTGTAGGAAAGGCTCTTGTTGGTAGCACTGTCAACCCGCTGGATAGAGGTGGTAAACAGTTTAGAGATTTGTATGGTGCCAGTGATCCAAGAGAAAGAAACGACAACGGTCGAACACGCAGTGGACTGTACTCTGTCTTTATACCGTCTTACGATGCACTTGAGGGCTTCTTTGATAAGTATGGGATGCCAGTGGTCGACGACCCAGAGAAAACGGTTTATACGGAGTTTGATGAGCCTATATCTATAGGAGCAAAGACTTACTTAAAGAATGAGCGTAAAGCATTGGTAAACGATTCTTATGAACTTAATGAGGTAATACGCCAGTTCCCGTTCACTGAAGCAGAGGCATTTAGAGACAGCGCCAAAGCATCTCTGTTCAACGTACAAAAGATTTACGAACAGATAGAATACAATGATGATTTATATCCTTCTCCGATTGTAGTAGGAAACTTTGTTTGGTCTGGAGGTAAGCAGGACACAGAAGTTATGTTTAAGCCTGATCCAAATGGAAGATGGCGTATAGCATGGATGCCTCCTTCTGATTTGAGAAACAAACCCAAACCCGAAAATGCCTGGATAGGTTGTGCGGGTGTGGATAGTTATGATATTGACGCAACAGTAGACGGAAGAGGATCAAAGGGCGCATGTCATTTCTACAACAAATTCAACATGGGTCACCCATCAAATATGTTTGTCGCTGAATATGCATCACGGCCACCTCTTGCTAAAATATTTTATGAGGATGTTTTAATGGCTGCTAAGTTTTATGGCTACCCCGTGTTAATTGAAAACAATAAGTACGGTATCGCAAGGTACTTTGAGACAAGGGGTTACGATCACTTCTTAATGGAAAGACCAGAACACTTAGGCTCTAAATTCCAAAGCACTAAAACTAAAACAAAAGGTATACCATCGAATTCAAAAGATGTCATACAGGCTCATGCTCAAGCAATAGAGGCTTACATCCATGATCATGTTGGACTAAATGAGGACACGCTTGAATTTGGAAAAATGTATTTTGAAAGAACCCTTGAAGACTGGGTTAATTTTAAGATAGACGACAGAACTAAATATGACCTTTCTATATCAAGTGGTTTGGCATTGCTTGCTGCTCAAGGACATAAGCCTGTGAAAGTTAAAAGTGATTTCGAAAAGAAGCAGTTCTTTAGGAAAGGTCAGATAATTATACGAAAATAATAAGAAGTATATTTGCATAAGTAGCAATCTCAAGTATGGATAACCAATATAAATCAGGACAGTCTTCCTTTCCAGATGCTTTAGCAAGCACAGAGGAGAAGATGTGTATGCCTTATGGCTTGCAATACGCAAAGGCCATGTTCGCTCAATGGGTTGGGAGTGACTATCAAAATTCATTGTACGGTAGAAGAAATACAGAAATGGAACGCTGTAGAGATTATGCCCAGGGAACTCAAGACACGTCTATATACAGACAGATTCTAAATTCTCTTGATCCTAATAATGGAGACGGAACACTACTAACTCTTGATTACACTCCTGTTCCGATTGTACCAAAGTTTGTAAAGATTGTTGTAAACAAAATATTATCTAAAGAACCGTATCCACAGATACAGGCAATAGATCCTCTATCAAGATCAGAAAAAGATAAAAAGAAAGCCTCTACTATTTTACGTATTGAAAACCGTAACATAATAGAAGAAGCCAAAGCACTTGGTTTAAATGTTTCAATAGATCCAAACGAACTACCTGAAACACCAGAAGAAACAGAAATATTTCTTGATACAAATATTAAAACAGACGCTGAGATATCTGCACAGATTGCTACTGAACTGACTCTCAAGTGGAACAATTTTAATGAATCTATATATCGCCGTTGTGTTGAAGACTTGGCCACTCTTGGTATGGCTGTGGCTAAACGTACTAATGATCCTAACTACGGCATCAAAGAAGAGTATGTTGATCCAAAACGATTTGTACATAATTATACTGATGATCCGAACTTTGGTGACTTGACATATGCTGGACATTTCAAGTTCATAACCATAATGGAACTCAAGCGTATTGCTGGTGATCAGTTTACTGAAGCACAATACGAACAGATTGCAAAGACAGTAATGAACAAGTACGGAAACAATCCGACTCAATTTAGTTCTGCTGGATATACATATGATCGTCCAGGCACACGTTACCGTCAGGGATACGATGAGTACAAGGTTGAAGTTATGGACTTTGAGTTCATGTCTGTCGACAACATTATATACGAGAAGAAAGAATCTGCTTATGGAAACATAGGCTTTTATTACAAAGGGACAGAGTACAATGCTCCTCAGCAATCTGTATACGATCGAGAAGCAATGTACATGAGTAACGCTACTATATACGGAGGTACTTACATTGTTGGTACAGAGTTAATGTTTGACTACGGTCCTAAGAAAAACATACCGAAGAACGTACACGATATCTCTCGTGCTACATTATCATACAGCGCCATTGCAACAAACATTAGAGGAATGATTCCTAAGTCAATGGTTTCCTCTGTTATTGGGTTTGCTGATATGTTACAAATCACACACCTCAAGATTCAACAATCTATTGCTAAGGCAAAGCCTGATGGTTTGATCATAGATATTGAGGGATTAGAGAATGTACAACTTGGTAGAGGCGGAGAACTTCAGCCGTTAGAGATTCAAGACATATACGAACAAACTGGTATCTTCTATTACAGAAGTAAAAATCCAGAAGGTGGTTTCCAAAACCCACCGGTTCGGGAAATAGGAAATGCTATCAGAAACATCACAGAGTTGGTTGCTATATACAATCACTATCTAAGGATGATTAGAGACGCTACAGGGATCAATGAGGTCATGGATGGAACATCACCTAAAGGAGATGCTCTTGTAGGCGTTAGACAGCAGCAAATAGCCGCAGGTAACAATGCTATATATGATATTACTAATGCTGCTATGGTTCTTTACAAAAAGGTTTGTGAAGACGTTGTGAAATGTTTACAGATTATACCGCCAAAAAGTATTCTTTATAAAGCGTATACCAATGCTATTGGAGAAACAAACATGGCAGTGATAACCTCGTTTGATAATCTATCTATGTACAACTTCGGAGTAATGGTTGTTACAGAAATGAACGAGATGGACAAAGCCTACTTAGAACAAAACATTCAAGTAGCACTTGCTCAAAAAGAAATTGATCTTGAAGACGCTATTGCTATCAGACAAATCAAAGATGTTGAGCAAGCAGAAAGATTATTAGTTGTTCGTCGCAAGAAGCGCATGAAGCAGCAACAACAAATGGCGGCTCAAAATATGCAGATGCAAGCGCAGGCAAATGCTGAGTCATCACAAGTTGCTGGTCAGATTGAAATGCAGAAAAAACAAATGGAGGCTCAGATAGAAGCACAGCGCATTCAATTAGAGACACAAGCAAAAGCACAACTTTTAGAACTTGAGTATCAATACAAGATTCAATTAGAAAACATAAAAGGTGAGTACGGTATTGTTGAACAACAAATTGAGAGTGGGGTAAAGCAACAAGAACAAGCAGAATCAGAGAATCGTAAAGACGCTCGTATAGACAAGCAGGCTGCTGCTCAAAGTAAATTAATTGCTCAACGTCAAGGAGAAAGGCCCCCAATGGAAGAAGAAGTAATAACAAACTTAACCCTATCGTAATATGGCTTGCGGATGCTCAAATAGTCCATGTTCATGTCCTAACCCGACAAACTTAAATATGAACAACGCTGCACAGTTAAATATCTGTACGCGCCGTGGAGACACCTTTATCTTAAACTCTGTTGTAGCATCTTCTAATGGTGTGAAGTTAGATCTTACTCTATACTCTTTTAAAATGGAAGTTAGAGAATATGACGATGGACCACTGGTTATAGCCGATACCGATATAGATGCTACTGGAGATATCAATGGAGATCTTGTGGTAACAATAACAGCGGCTAATATGCAGGTACCAGCAGGTACATATGTATATGGCTTTCAATCAACACTTACATCTGCCGGCACTGTTGAGACTTGGTTCTATGGAACCTTTGAAGTAGTGCAGGACATCGTAACATAAATTTCAGAATAACCCCTAATGGCTGAAGTAGAAATCATAGTAATAGAAGCAGGCGGACTTGTTTTCGATATAACACTTCCTCCTCAAACAACAGCGGTAATAACTCCTGGTAGTGTTACTCAACTTGTTGGTGCCAAAGGACAAAAAGGACAAAAGGGCCAGAAGGGTGAAATAGGCCTTAAAGGTTCTAAAGGGGAAATAGGTGTTAAGGGGGATACTGGATCAAAAGGTGAAGTAGGAGAAAAGGGTACTACTGGTGAGAAAGGCATCACTGGAGATAAAGGTATTACTGGCGACAAAGGAGAAGTAGGTGAGAAAGGAGATAAAGGGGAAATAGGCGTTAAGGGTGATACCGGTGAGAAAGGTATTACTGGAGACAAAGGTATTACTGGAGACAAAGGTATTACTGGTGATAAGGGTCAAAAAGGTGAGATAGGAGTCAAGGGCGACCAAGGAGAAAAAGGAGATACTGGTGATAAAGGTATTACCGGAGATAAGGGAGAAAAAGGTATTGACGGTACTAAGGGTGATACCGGAGATAAAGGCGAGAAAGGTATTAACGGTACCAAAGGAGATACTGGTGACAAGGGAGAAAAGGGTATTGGCGGTGATAAAGGAGATACTGGAGATAAGGGTCAAAAGGGTATCGACGGTACTAAAGGAGATACTGGAGATAAAGGTGAAAAAGGAATTGATGGTACTAAGGGAGATACGGGAGACAAGGGTACTACTGGTGACAAAGGTCAAAAGGGTGAGATAGGAGTTAAGGGTGACGAAGGAGAAAAAGGAGATAAGGGTGATACTGGCGATAAGGGTATTACCGGAGACAAGGGTATCACTGGAGACAAGGGTCAAAAAGGTGAGATAGGCATTAAAGGAGATACCGGTGATAAGGGAGAGAAGGGTATTGACGGCGATAAAGGTGATACCGGAGACAAAGGGCAAAAAGGTATTGATGGTACTAAAGGTGATGCTGGAGATAAAGGCGAGAAAGGAACTGATGGTACTAAAGGAGACAAAGGTCAGAAAGGTGTTGAGGGTTCTCAATGGACATCAGCCGCTGGTGCACCAACCGCATCTGGTAGAAATGTAGATGACCAATACCTTAATACTACAAATGGCGATGTATACGAATGGGACGGTTCTGCTTGGCAGTTAACTGGAAACATTAATGGGCCACAGGGTGATCAAGGAGAAAAAGGAGCCACTGGGGATAAAGGTCAGAAAGGAACTACTGGCGACAAAGGTGACACTGGTGACAAAGGAACTAAGGGTGAACTTGGAGACAAAGGAGATAGAGGTCCTAAAGGACTAAAGGGAGAAGAGGGGTCTCAGTGGACGTCATCGGGGGGTGTACCAACTGGTTCGGCAGATGAAGGAGATCAATATCTTGACACTGATAATGGTGACGTATATGAGTATAAATCAGGAGCATGGGTTAATACTGGAAACATACAAGGTCCTGCTGGTAATAAAGGCCAAACTGGAGATAAAGGCCAAACCGGAGATAAGGGTATTACCGGAGATAAAGGTACTACAGGAGATAAAGGTACTACCGGGGATAAAGGTGAAACTGGTTCTAAAGGTGACAAAGGTCAAAAAGGTGACAAGGGTGAAAAAGGTGTTGAAGGATCTCAGTGGACATCAGCCGCTGGCACACCAACAACAGCGGGCACTAATAGGGATGATCAATACTTGGACACAAACACTGGTGAAGTTTACGAGTGGAACGGTAGTGCTTGGGTTAGCACAGGTAATATACAAGGTCCGAAAGGAACTGCTGGTGACAAGGGAACTACCGGAGACAAGGGTGATACGGGAGAAAAAGGAACCACAGGAGACAAGGGTGATAAAGGTCAGAAGGGTGTTGAAGGCTCTCAGTGGACGTCAGCACCAGGAGTGCCTTCAGCCTCTGGTGTAAACGCAGGTGACCAATACTTAAACACGGATGATGGAGAGGTATATGAGTGGAGTGGTTCTGCGTGGGCTTCCACCGGTAATATTGAAGGCCCGCAGGGTACAAAAGGAGAAAAGGGACAGAAGGGTCAGACAGGAGATAAAGGACAAAAGGGTGTCGACGGTGACAAAGGAACCAAGGGTGAAGTAGGGCAAAAAGGTCAGACTGGAGATAAGGGAACCAAGGGTGAAGTAGGACAAAAAGGTCAGACCGGAGACAAAGGTGAGAAAGGACAAAAGGGTGAGTTAGGACAAAAGGGCGCTACTGGGGACAAGGGTGATAAAGGTCAGAAAGGCGTAGAAGGTTCTCAATGGACATCAGCCGCTGGCACACCAACAACAGCGGGCACTAACAGAGATGATCAGTATCTTGATACAAACACTGGTGAAGTCTATGAATGGAACGGTAGTGCTTGGGTTTCTACGGGTAACATTATGGGGCCTAAAGGAACTGCTGGTGATAAGGGGCAAAAAGGAGAGGTAGGACAAAAAGGTCAGACAGGAGATAAAGGAGATAAAGGACAAAAAGGGGTTGAGGGTTCTCAATGGACTTCGGCTGCTGGCGCGCCAACTACACCTGGAACCAATGTAGATGATCAGTACCTTGATACAGATAATGGGAACGTATATGAGTGGGACGGTAGTCAGTGGCAACTTACTGGGAACATTAATGGTCCACAAGGTGCTAAGGGAGAGAAGGGTCAAAAAGGAGATACTGGTCAGAAAGGAACTACTGGAGACAAAGGTGAAAAAGGTCAGAAGGGTACCACAGGTGATAAAGGACAAAAGGGAGAAGTAGGTCAGAAGGGAACTACTGGTGATAAAGGTCAGCAGGGACAAAAGGGTGTCGAGGGTTCTCAATGGACTTCCGATGCTGGTGCGCCAACTGCATCTGGAACCAATATAGATGATCAGTACCTTGATACAGATACCGGTGATGTATATGAGTGGGACGGTAATCAGTGGCAACTTACTGGGAACATTAATGGTCCGCAGGGCGCTAAGGGAGAAAAAGGACAAAAGGGTGTCGATGGTATCAAAGGACAAAAGGGTGTCGATGGTGACAAAGGTCAGAAGGGTGAGATAGGAGCCAAAGGAATCAAGGGTGAAGTTGGTGACAAAGGTATTACTGGTGACAAAGGTGAGAAGGGCCAAAAGGGAACTACTGGTGATAAGGGTATTACGGGAGACAAAGGTCAGACTGGACAGAAGGGTCAGACTGGAGATAAAGGAGATAAAGGTCAGAAAGGTGTAGAAGGTTCACAATGGACTTCGGCTGCTGGTGCGCCTACAACAGCAGGTACTAATAGAGATGATCAGTACTTAGATACTAATACGGGTGAAGTTTACGAGTGGAACGGTAGTGCTTGGGTTAGTACAGGTAATATATTAGGGCCAAAAGGTGCTAAAGGTGAGGTAGGGCAAAAAGGTCAGACTGGGGACAAAGGTATTACTGGAGCCAAAGGGATTACAGGTGACAAAGGCGATAAGGGACAAAAAGGTGAAGTCGGACAAAAAGGTCAGACAGGAGATAAAGGAACTACGGGTAACAAGGGAGATAAAGGTCAAAAGGGAGTCGAAGGTTCACAGTGGACTTCGGATGCTGGTGCACCGACTACACCTGGAACTAACGTAGATGACCAGTATCTTGACACTGATAATGGAAATGTATACGAGTGGAATGGTAATTCTTGGTCACTTACCGGAAATATTAATGGCCCGCAAGGTGCTAAAGGTCAGGCTGGACAAAAAGGCGTTAAGGGCGATACCGGTCAGAAAGGTATTGATGGCGTCAAAGGTCAGAAAGGTGAGGTAGGACAAAAAGGCCAGGCTGGTGATAAGGGACAAAAAGGAGAGGTAGGACAAAAAGGTCAGACTGGTCAGAAAGGAACTACTGGTGATAAGGGTATTACGGGAGACAAAGGTCAGACTGGGCAGAAGGGTACTGCTGGTAATAAAGGTGACAAAGGACAAAAAGGGGTTGAGGGTTCCCAGTGGGAGTCTGCTGCTGGTACACCAACAACAGCGGGCACTAACAGAGACGACCAATACTTAGACACAGGCACTGGTGAGGTCTATGAATGGAACGGTTCTTCCTGGGTTTCTACTGGAAATATATTAGGACCACAAGGTGCTAAGGGTCAGACTGGACAAAAAGGTCAGACTGGTACAGCAGTAAAAGGACAGAAAGGAGAAGCGGGAGCCAAAGGTGCACAAGGTGCTTCTATAAAAGGACAGAAAGGAGAGACTGGTCAGAAAGGAACTACTGGTGCTTCGGTCAAGGGGCAGAAAGGTGAGGTTGGTCAGAAAGGTCAGACTGGTGCTTCAGTCAAAGGACAGAAAGGTGAGGTAGGCCAAAAAGGAACTACGGGCACTTCAGTCAAAGGACAAAAAGGTGAGGCAGGACAGAAGGGTGCTACTGGAGCCAGTGTCAAAGGGCAGAAAGGTGAAGTAGGGCAAAAAGGTCAGACAGGTCAGAAAGGAACTACGGGTGCGTCAGTCAAAGGCCAGAAGGGTGTAGAAGGTTCCCAGTGGGAGTCTGCTGCCGGTACACCTTCAGCAGCGCCGTCTAATAGAGATGATCAGTATCTTGATACAAATACTGGTGAGGTTTACCAGTGGAATGGATCGCAATGGATTTCTACCGGAAATATTCAAGGGCCACAAGGCGCTTCTATTAAAGGACAAAAGGGCGCGCAAGGAAACTCTGTTAAGGGACAAAAAGGTGAGGTAGGACAGAAAGGTGCTACTGGTACAGCAGTAAAAGGCCAGAAGGGTGAAGTAGGACAAAAAGGTCAGACTGGTGCTTCGGTAAAAGGACAAAAGGGCGAAGCAGGAGCCAAGGGTGCACAAGGCGCTTCTATTAAAGGACAGAAAGGTGAGGCTGGAGCCAGCGTCAAAGGGCAGAAAGGTGAGTCTGGTGTTTCAGTAAAAGGTCAGAAAGGCGAAGCAGGAGCCAAGGGCGCACAAGGCGCATCCATTAAAGGTCAAAAAGGAGAAGTAGGACAGAAGGGAACCACGGGTACTTCTGTTAAGGGACAAAAAGGTGAGGCAGGACAGAAGGGTGCAACTGGTACAGCGGTTAAAGGTCAAAAAGGTGAAGCAGGACAGAAGGGCGCTACAGGTTCTTCCGTCAAAGGACAAAAGGGTGAGGCTGGACAAAAAGGTCAGAAAGGCGTTGAGGGTTCTCAGTGGGAGTCTGCTCCTGGTACACCTTCAGCAGCGCCGTCCAATAGAGACGATCAATACCTTGATACAACCACAGGCGAAGTTTACCAATGGAATGGCTCGCAATGGCTTTCAACTGGTAATATTCAAGGACCACAGGGTCCTTCTATTAAAGGACAGAAGGGTGCCCAGGGCGCAAGTGTCAAAGGACAGAAAGGTGCGGCTGGGGCCTCGGTAAAGGGCCAGAAAGGTGAGGCAGGACAAAAGGGAGCCACCGGTTCTTCTGTTAAAGGACAGAAGGGTGCGGCTGGAACCAACGGTTCTTCTGTTAAAGGTCAGAAAGGTGAGGCAGGACAAAAGGGAGCCACTGGTTCTTCTGTTAAAGGTCAGAAAGGTGAGGTAGGACAAAAGGGATCCACCGGTTCTTCTGTTAAGGGTCAGAAGGGTGCGGCTGGAGCGAACGGTACCAATGGTACTAACGGTACAAATGGTAGTAAAGGCCAGAAGGGTGCGGCTGGAGCGAACGGTACCAATGGTACTAACGGTACCAATGGTACTAAAGGTCAGAAGGGTGAGGCTGGTAGAGATGGTACTAACGGAACCAATGGTAGTAAAGGTCAGAAGGGACAGACAGGTACTACTGGGCCATCGGGTACGGGATACGATCCATGTACTTGTACAGTGGATATTCAGACCATTACCTCCAATCAAGCCACTCTTGCGATTACCCAAACGAATGCTGGCACTAATCTCTCAATCTCTGGAGGTAACACAATTAACATTGGAGCGACTGGCACATACTTATTGACGTACGCTGTTACACTTCAAAACAATATTGCTGCACGTAACTGTGTTGGGTTATATATAAAAGGTTCTGGTGGTGGTGCATCAAATGTTGTTGGCTCTGCTTCTTATGAATACTTTAGATTTAATACTTACGGAGAGTTCAGTTCGTTGACTGCGTGTGTTATGTTCTACGGAACATACGGAGAGCAGTACCAACTAACAGCGGGTAGTGCTCTTGATGGCTCTTGGAACCACACGGTACAAACAGGAAATGTATACAGAGGTATAAGTATTACAAGACTATCATAATGGCAACAACAGAGAATTACTACATACAAGACATTGTAACCAGCGACGTCCTTTTGGATGATGGAACTTGGGCGAGAGATGACGATGCCTCTAACGCAAAGACATTCTCTGACCGCTCCAGCGCTGTTACTCATATAGACACACTTAATAACGGTACATACAGAGTCTATTCGAGAATTGTAAAGACGAATTAGATAACGTATCTTTATTGATGCAATAGTTAATTTAATTGTATCAACAAATGGTCATTGTATTCCATGCAGGATATTATGCAAGTGCTTGGAACCCATATTATAACTCTGAAGGAATAGGAGGAACAGAGCAATGTATAATGGGTTTATCAAGGTCGCTTGCTCTACAAGGCCATAGTGTTTTCGTAGTAGGTCAAGTCAAACCTGTCTCCGATAAATACCCCAACAGCGGATCCCTTAATTATGTAGATCTAAAAAACATAAGTGAAATCCCAGATATAGATATACTAATCGGTGTATCATATATTCACTACCTAAAGTATTACAGCCTCAAGCCTACAACTAAGAAGATATTTTGGCTACATAATGAGCATCCCCACTACTGGTACAAAGGCCAGCGTATGTCTGACGTAGATATAAAAGATGCTTATCTAAACACAGACACAATTGTTTGCCTTACCAATTGGCATAAAGAATACTTTATTAGGAATGAGGCCCCGGCTCATTTGTCAAAAGATAAAGTAAAGGTAATTGGAAACGGCCTTGACACATCGCTGTTTGAACCTGTTACCATCAAGAATAAAGATTCTTATATATACACATCTCATCCCGAACGAGGACTTGATGCAGTAATTAGTGATATTGAAAAAGGATACCTTGATGGTACTCTCGATATATGTACACCTGGTTATGGTTTGGAGTACTACAATCAAAACTTTTCTGAGCGTGTATCTAAATTAGAAGGCGTTACTTTTCACGGTAGCCTTTCAAATAAAGAGTTGTATAAACTAATGTCTAAGTGTGAGAGTTGGTATTACCCCACTACATACAATGAAACCTATTGTTTAACAGCGATCGAGATGTTGGGACATCATGTAAGACCTTTGGTAAATCCTATTGCTGGTCTCAAAGAAACTTTAAATAAGTTTAGCAAGCATATAACGGATTGGTCTAAGGTTGATGAATATGTTAAGTCTCGTGACTGGAAGTTGGTAGCGAAAGAATGGGAAATTTTATTTAATAAAAAGGAAAGCCTTATGATTCAAAAAGTCTATGTAATATCTATGGATACTTCTGACAAAAAGTTAATGGAGTATACAATAAGACTAAGGGAAGCAGGTATTGATTGCGAAGTAGTAATAGTACCAGGTGTAGATGCAAGATCTTTTAAGGATTACAAATGGTCTCCACATGATTCATGGGCTATGGACAGTGATAATAAATGGTGGAACCAACCAGTAACAGTTGGTGAGATGGGTTGTGGTTTAGCGCATTTAAATACTTGGAAAAGAATAGTACAGGATCAAACAGAGGTTGCTTTAATATGTGAGGAAGACTTCTTCTTTAAAGGTAAAATAGATTACTCAATCATTCCTGATCCAAGCACATGGGATATGCTTTACTTAGGGCGCAGAGCAATGGCTCCAGATAGAGATGATTACGGAGATATTGTAGTTCCTGGATACTCTTATAACTTACATGCTTATATGGTTACTCAAGCCGGTGCATTATCTTTTACTCAGCATAACTTTCAGGAGTATATAACAGCGGCAGATGAATTTGTTCCTGCTACTTATTGTGTCCATCCACGAGGCGATTGGGATTGGGTAACAAGAGACACTCGTGCACTTGCATTAAAAGAAGACATTGCTTTTCAATCGTCTAATGATAACACAAGTAGGACTCAGTCCACTGTTCACGAAGAGATTTTTAAATCGGGTAAATGGCCTGAATGGGTATCTAAGTGGATTCACCCCGCTGCAAAGACAAAGGCTTGGGACATGATACTTGAAGAGCCTATACAAGATGTAATATCCTTCCCGCTGTTTACTGAGGAGTTTTGTGAATTGCTTATAGATGAAGCAGAGCAGAAGGCTTTATGGCAAACTAAAAGACATGATTTTTATCCAACAGTAGATACATTAATTTCTTCATTTGGATACGATGAAATATACAAGCGTGTTCTGGAAGATTTTGTTTTTCCGGCAGCGATAAGCAGATGGCATCTTCATGGTAAAGCCTGGGCAGAAATGGATAGTGAAAACTTTCTGATTAAGTATACTACAGATACACAGGGTCACTTAGATCTGCATCATGACAATGCTGTTATTAGTTCGGTACTAACTTTGAACAAAGACTATACAGGGGGCGGTACATATTTTTATAATCAAAAACAAACACATGTAGGAGATGTAGGACACGTCGCTATTCATCCTGGCCAGGTTACCCACAGGCATGGCGGTAGACCAATACATAGTGGTAAGAGGTATATACTTGTGTCGTTCTGTAATAAGAAATAGTATGAAGCATTATATAGACCTAACAACAGAGCAACTAAGGTTACTTTATATATTAATACCATCGCACCACATGGAAAGCGAAAAGGTTATGGAGATAGTAAAGAAACTTGAGACACACCTCGCTATACCCGGTATAAAACGATAATACTTATATTTGCTTTATGGCAGGAAGTAAGTACAGCAACATACTAAAACGATATAGACTCAAGGGTTTTAATCAACCTAAGCGGACTCCAGATCATCCTAAAAAGTCACATATTGTAGCGGCTAAAGAAGGAGACAAGGTTAAGATTATTCGTTTTGGAGAGCAAGGAGCATCAACAGCGGGTAAGCCAAAGGCAGGTGAATCTGATAAGATGAAAAAGAAACGTGCGTCATTTAAAGCACGTCACGCTAAGAACATTAAGAAGGGTAAATTCTCTGCTGCTTATTGGGCCAATAAAGTAAAGTGGTAATGGCTAAGAAGTACAAATCAAAAGTAAATCAATCAGGAAACTACACTAAGCCAGGAATGCGTAAGCGTTTGTTTAAAAGAATTATGGCTGGTACTAAGGGGGGAAGAGCAGGACAGTGGTCTGCCCGTAAAGCACAGATGTTAGCGAAAGCCTATAAAGCCGCAGGGGGCGGATACAAATAATGCCACCAGGTTTAAAAAAAGCACAAGAGTCCTTAAAAAAATGGACTAAACAAAAGTGGCGTACTAAATCAGGTAAGGCCTCATCTAAGACAGGAGAGCGCTACCTACCTACAGCGGCAATTGCGGCGTTGTCTGATGAAGAGTACAATGCAACTACAAGAGCGAAAAGAGAGGGTACAAAAAAAGGAAAGCAATATGTTCCTCAACCCAAAGCCGTTAAAAAGAAGACTAAGGTTTACCGAGCATAGACACACAACGATCTATAATCTTAGCGTATAACTCAGACTTTTCTTTTGTTCTCATCATGTTGGTTGCGGCATAGTCAGCAATATTAGTTAACACGCATTTACTTTCAACGCTGATGTTTGTTTCGTAATTTGTCTTCATGATATAAATTTCAGTTACTTAAACTTACATAACATTACTTAAATTTGCAATACAAATCTTATTGACATGGATGATCGACTAATGAAAATGTACAAAAGTGGGGGACTACTAAAGGCTCTACTTAAAGACCCAAGCCAAAGAGAGATGGCCCGCAAGATGCTTGACTCTAACAGCGACTCAGTTGTTGATGGTAACGCTGGAAGAGGTGGTACTAAGAAGTATAAAGCAGGTGGTAAAGCAGAGAAAGCAACAATGACAATGCTTGGTGCTAAAGCAGGATTTAATCCAGGAGCAAAGGATACCTACTAAACAGCGCTTACACCATATATAAAAAGGGGACTCTTAACAGGGTCCCCTTTTCTTTTGGCTACTCCTAACCATAGTAAGTGCCAGTGCACTCACTTCCACAAACATACAGTTTATGTATTAAATTTGTGGTATAAATAAATTAAATCAAATGGAAAAAGTAGAAAGCCAAATGGAGCAGGCTATCCAGGATGCAGGATTCACTATTACGGATACCTTCCCTGGAGAGTCAAATGCTACAGAGCAGGCACCTGTGCAGGATAATGTGCAAGCGCCTACACCAGAGGTAAGTGCAGAACCTGCGCCTACAAATGAAAGTGAGCCGAATACAGTAGTTGAATCGGCTCAACCAGAAGTACAACCAGACGTACAACAAGACGTACAACAAGATGTACAACAGGTTGTAGAACAAGAAACGGCTCCAGTACAAGAGGAGCAAAGTTCTTTAAATAACGAGAGTGAAGGTTTTGAAAGTTTCTTTCAAGCGTTAACAGGCGAAATGCAGTCGACGCAAGAAGAACCAACAGAGCCTCAATCTATATCTGAGTCAAGTCTCGACCCACGGATTGCAGTCATTGCTGATTTTGTGGAGAAGACAGGTCGCTCACCTGAAGACTGGTTCCGTTACCAGGCATTAGATCCGTCCGAAATGGATGATCGTACTGTTATGCGGGTCCATATGGCAAGTGAGTATCCATCTCTTGGTAATGATGAAATTGATTTATTGATCTCATCTAAATACAAGACTGATGAAAATGTTTTCTCTGAAGAAGAAGTTAGACTTTCAAACCTTCAGTTGAAGATTGACGCAGAGAAGGCCAGACAGAATGTAGGATCGTTACGTGAAGCGTATACCCTACCTGCTGAAGGGTCTTCAAATGTTGTTGAAACTGAAAGCCCATTTGATGTGGAGTGGTCTCGGTCGAATGCACAATCATTAACAGAGTTAGGCGAAATTGCCTTTGAACTCCCCGGTGGTCGTGAATTCAATTATGGCGTGAGTACTGATTACCGCAATGAGTTGGCCAAGGATAACGGCAACATGACTGAGTTCTTTGATAAGTACGTGGATAACACGGGCAACTGGGACCATGATCTTTGGAATATGCATCGTACGGTTACTGATAACCTACCGAATATTCTACAGAGCATTTACCAGCAAGGTATGAGTGACGGACAACGCAATGTCGTTGAGAAGGCAGCGAATATTGACGCCAGTAATCCTACTGCTAATCCAGAGCAAAGTCAAAGAGATTCGGTTGCCCAACAGGTACTTGATGCTTTGGGACGGCAACAAACATTTTTGAAATAACGCTATAAAAACAAAATAACATGGCAACATCTTCAGCACCTCCGGTGTTTAATGACAGCAAGTCAGCGGTATTCCGCCGTCTTGACCCAGCGAAATATACTTCATTGGGTGATTTTATTGACGAAATCAACGCTCCTGACAATCGTGATCAGTTGGTTAAAACTTATGGTTACCAGCAGATCTCAGGTGGTTTAACGGGGTTCCTAAACCTTACAGGCGCCGTCCGCGCAAGCGGTACCGCAGATGAGGTTCAATACTGGGAAGAAACTCGTCTACATTCTTACGCAACTGTAAACCCAACGGCAACAGCGGCTTCTACTGCTACTTCATTAGTAGTGAAGAAAGGAACTGCTGATGCAAGTGTATTGCGCTTGAATGATGTAATCTTATGGGGCGGTGAGCACCGTATGATGGTTACTGCTATCTCTCCTGCTGGTGAGGTTGCAAACACAGCAACTGCTAACTACACTCTTGAGTCTTTAAGTGGTAACATCGGCGCTACTGCTGCTACTACTGCTGTTAACCTACCTGTGATTGGTAACTTGTTTGCACAAGGATCTGATCAAAACACTGGTTACTTGGAGTCAAACGTAATCAAGCGTACAAACGCTTACAACATCATCAAAGAGGTGTTCAAGGTTACAGGTTCTCAAGCAACCAACATTGGTTGGGTTAATGTAGGTAACGGCGATTACCGTTGGTACGTAAAAGGAGAAATGGACACTCGTGCTCGTTTCCTCGACAAGCGTGAAATGATGTTATTGTTAGGTGAGTCAATCACTAACACATTAACAACAACAAACATCGGTGGTACACCAACAGCGGGAGAAGGTTACTTCGCTGCTATTGAAAACCGCGGTATTGTACAGAGTGGTCAGATCGATGACTTCACTGAAATGGATGTATTGATCTCAGAACTTGACAAGCAAGGTGCAGCACCAGAGTACGCTATGTACGTGAATACTGCTCAGGCTTTGGCAATTGATGACATGGTTGCTTCATTGAACGGCGCTGCTGGTTTCACTAACACAACTACTGGTCTCGGTGCATTCGGTGGACGTGGTTCAGAACTTGGCTTCGATTCATTCAAGCGTGGTGGATACACATTCCACAAGCACTCTTGGAAGTTATTGAACGACCCAACATTGTTGGCTGGTTCTGATTACTTAGGAGCAATGATTCCGTTAACTACTGTAGTAGATCCTAAGACCGGTGATCGTGCCGCTGCTTTGGAATTGAACTACAAGGACACTAACGGATACTCTCGTGAAATGGAGCACTGGATGACAGGTTCTATCTTAGGTGTGAATAACACTAACACAGATAGCCTACAGTTCAACTACCGTTCTGAGTGTGCATTGGTTACTCGTGCAGCAAACCAACACATCCTTATCAAGTCATAAGGATAACAATTTCCGGAGAGGGGCTTTGCCCCTCTCTTTTTTAATTTTTTAATTCTATTCAAATGTCAACTACAACAAAGGCTGCTCCAAAGGCGGCAGCAAAAAAAACACCTGCGCCTAAAAAAGGCTACAGCGTAATCAAAAAAGATGCGGCACCAGAAACCACAAAGGTTTTTGAAATTCCAAAAGGCGGCGGCATCGTCACAAAAATAAAATCAGAGGTAAGTGTATACGATCCAGAAACAAATCAGGTTCGTAGTATACGCTATTGTCCTGGAGAACCAAGTGTATTCCGTGATGAACAGAACGAAAAGTCACGTAGAGAGCATGTTATATTTAGAGACGGCCTCTTAGCCGTTCCGTATAACAAGCCGAATCTTGCTAAGTTTATGGAACTACATACCAGCAATATAGCAAACGGTGGTAAGTTGTTTAAGATTGTAGACAACAGTAGAGATTCTGAAGAAGTGGTTAACAGCGAGTTCTTGACTCATGATGCTGTTTCTCTTGTTCGTACAAAAGGTTCTGATGAAATATTAGCAGTTGCTTTATCTTTAGGAATCAACATTGAACAACAAATGATTGATATCCGTAGAGAGATGTTACGTGAAGCAAAAAGCAGCCCTGCTACTTTTATTGCCATGTTTGATGATCCTCGTGTTAAGACTCGATCAGCAGTTATTCAATCAAATGATTTCCAAATCATATCGTGTAAGCCTGATGGAGTATACTGGTTTGACAGTGGCAGATTAATTATATCTGTTCCTGCTGGTCAAGATCCAAAAGACATGATGGTTCGTTTTTGTCTTACCGAAAAAGGAGCCTCTGTATACGAAGAACTAATATCTCGATTAGAAAAACTTTCGTAGATTTACAGTACATTATTCGTATATGTGTTCTGTTAAACACATGTAAGCAGTAGAGGGGGTCCCGTAAGACCCCCTCTTTTTATTTCGTATATTTGCTGTAAAGCCAAAAACTATTATGGCAAGTGTAGAAAGAGTTTACAAAGCAGTTAGAGACATAGCCAACAAAGACCAAAGAGGTTTTGTTACCCCAGCAATTTTCAACGAGTTTGCAGGTATGGCACAGATGAATGTATTCAATAGTTTGTTTGAAGAAATGACTATGGCTAATAGATTACGTCGTAGTGCATTGGACGGATCTCGTCAGTTTGCGCGTGCTAAACAGATAGAAGAAGATCTGTCTACATTCTCTAAGAAGTCAGAGTTGACTTTAACTTCTGGAGTAGTGGATAAGCCTTCTGATTTTGCTCGTGCAATTTCAATATCAACTATTGGTAAAATGATATTGGGTGTTCGGCAACAGTCTCTTGTGCAGATGTGCTACAATGAAGATCATATTGATAGAATACTAAACAGCGATTTATCAGCACCTTCAGACGATGCACCTGTTGCGTTGATTGCAAACCAGATAGAGATATTCCCCAACGTAAATACAAGTATTAATAAAATCAACCTACGGTACTTCAAGTTGCCTCAAGGTATTGTTCCAACTACAGGAGCAAAAACAACGGCGTCTCCTAAGTTTGGTTATTCTTCCTCTGTAGCAGGTGTTGAATTATATCTTGCAGCAAACAGTGTAGACTTTGAATTGCCTGAGCAATACTTTGGTGAGTTAGTTAACGAGGTTGCTTTACTTATAGGTGTTAATCTTCGTGATGCTAATGTATACAATTACTCTAATTCAGAGATAACGAAACAAGAGAATAGATAATGAGTCAGTCATACGTAACAGTAGATAAAGTAGTTAACGACTACACAATGAGTATAGATGCAGATGACTATGGGTCTAATGCGTCTGATTATATGTTGCGTCAATATGCCCTGAGAGGTATTCGTGAATTTGGATTTGATATAGCACATACTATTAAAACAGTGTTGCTTGATGTCAATCAATCACTTGGCACTGTTGATATGCCTTCTGATTATGTTGACATGGTCAAGATGGGCCAGTTAGGTAATGATGGACTCGTGTATGTCTTTGCTGAAAACCCTAACATGAATCTCTTACCTGATCAACCAGCAGATGCAATACCAGATTACTTACTGGGATTTGATTCTTATGTGTTTAGAAATTTTGTTTATGAATCTACAATGGGCCGTCTATACGGTCTTGGTGGTGGACAGGGTGCAGGAGAGTATAGAGTCAACTGGGAAGAATGTAGATTTGAGATATCATTGCTTTCAGATACTACTCAGGTAGTGCTTGAGTATATTTCAGATGCTGCTAAATCAAGTAACCCTTGCGTGCCTGTATATGCAGAAGAAGCATTACGCGCTTATATATATTACAAAACAGTACATCGTAAGTCAAGTGTACCTGTAAGTGAGAAACAGCGTGCTCGTGCAGAATACTATAACGAACGTCGATTAGCAAATGCTCGATTGAAATCGTGGAATAAATTTGATGCACTAAGCACAAGTAGAAGAAATTTCAAACTAAGTCCTAAAGCATAATCAATGCCGTCTATTGATAAAATCATACCACGCTATCTGAACAGTGACGATGATGAGCGTTTGATCAAGCGTACCGAAATGGTTGACGCTCAAAACGTACGTGTATCTGTAGACTCAGAGATAGATGCTCAAGTATTAAAGAATGCCTGGGGTAATATTAGCCGGGCAGACACAATAGAAAACGGGAGTATACCTGCTGGTACTAATGTTGTTATAGGTACTGTTGCTGATGAGCAGTCAGCGCAGATATATTATTTCTGTTACAACAGTGCTACTAATCATACGATATTTAGATATGATCAAAACGCCAAGAAAACATTTATTGTTTATCAAGGCAGTGTGTTGCAGTTTACACAAGAAGGTCATGTTGATGCTGACATAGTTCGCCTATCAAATCACAACATACTTTTATACTTTAATGATAGCCTTAGCCAACCAAAAAAAATAAATGCAACACGTGCAGAACAAAGTATATCTGGTGCAGGTGGTTACCCTCCCAATTTTATAAGTGGTAGCAATGAAGAAAGACTGGCGTACATAACTGCGGCCAAAGCACCGCCATTGATTCCTCCAGTTGTCACCTTCCAAAACAATTCCGGTTATCCTCAAAACGATATATTCGAAAAGAACTTTCAGTTTGCTTATCAATATGAATATGATGACGGAGAGCAGAGTGCATTAAGTCCATACTCTTTACTGGGTATATCTAAGTCTCAATTGAAAGATGGATTTATAAATGCCGGTGCAAGAAACTTTTATAACGAGGCGAAGATCCAGGTGACATACAGCGCAGCAGATGTAAAAGACATAAACATCTACGGGCGTATTGGTGATAAGGATTCTCCATTCTTTTTGATTGACACAATACCTAATGTCAACGGAACAGGAACACAAAATATATTTTTTAGAAACGACTCTAACTATATAGGTCTTTCTACTCAGGTTCAAGATAAGAGATACGATAACGTACCTCAGAAAGCAGATAGTCAAGCACTGTCACAAGGGCGTCTTTTTTATGGTGGTTATACCGAAGGGTATGACAACCTCCCGTTTATGGATGTAGATGCGCTGCCTAACTATAACGAGAAGCCAAATACTTATACAGTAACTGTTTCAAAAAATACTACTATAACTAATTATTTAGGTGAGTTTATAGATATAGACTTTAGCAGTATACCAGTAGCAGGATTTACCGCAGACTCAAAAGTATTGCTGTCGTTTAACTGGAATGACGGTGCTATGACCATACGTAATTCTCTCAAAAGCGACAGAGACTTTAACTTTGTTGATTCACTTGGTGATTTTAAATTATATAATGATGCAGCCGGTACAGATTTAGTAGGTCTTTCAGGTGGTACAGATGCTGAGAAACTTGCAGGAATGGCGGGTCTTAGAACTATTGCTAATGGTACTGATTATCAGACTGGCATAAACCTTGATTCAGGCACGCTAAACTCTCCTCCTCAAATAAGATTTATTGCTCAAAAGGGAACTTCAGATACAAGAGAAGAAAGTGTTGGTATTAAAAAGATCAACAGCGGTATTAAGGTTATTAGTAGTGGTTTTCAGGTAAGAAAGATTATAGATATACCGGCTGACAAAACTCGTGCTGAGATACAGACGATTGTAGCAAATGAAGTTCAGGGGTTATACCCTACTCAATTGATGCCTCAAGATGGAGAAGCCGGTTTCAGTACATTTACTACGGGCTTTGGCACAAGAACTACAGTTGAGTCCGCTGCTTTTGCGGGTGCTGGAGAGGTATGGTTTAGAAGAACTAATCCAAACTTCACGACTGGTGTTGACACATACAAGTTCTCGTTAAGTCTTGTGAACATGAGAATCAATAAATTGGTTTTCGGAACAAAGGAGGCTGAGGTTATAGAGCCATTTGGTACATCTTCGTCATTTGATATTATCGAAGCAAACATCGACGGCCAGTTACCACAACTTAATAGTGGCCCCAGTTTTAATCTTGTGCCAACTACTAATGGACTTTATCTTTCAAACACTGGTGCAAGTGTTACTGGTAAAGGTGCGTTGATCGAACGTAACGGAGGATACATTACAGCGGGAGGTAGTTTTGCTATTGCTAATAGCGACATGGATGGTAACAGGTGTTTTAAATCTGGTTCAAGTCATGAACTTGGTTTGTTATACTATGATCAAAAAGGAAGGCCAGGTGGTGTGCAGCCCTTAGATGATGAGACTTTTGTTCAGCATACTAATGATCGCTCCAATCAAAACAATTTAGATGGCTACGCAGATATCACAATGCGTATACGCCATAAGGCCCCTGCTTGGGCAGATAGGTTTAGTGTTGTTTACGCTGGTCAAGGATCAATAATAAACAAGGTTCAGTACTCTCTTGGCGGTGCCTATCTTGCTTTAAATGATGCGGCTGAAGGAAGTTTTGGTTCAACTCAAAGTATGTATCTCTCAATAGGTACCCTACAGGGCCGAAACAATTCTTACGATAATCAATTAGGCGCCGACATAAACTATGGTTTTGCAGAGGGCGACAGGGTTCGTATAGTTTCATATGGAGACAACCTTAAAGAAACAAAAACATGGAGGATATCTAAAAAAATAACTCTGTTAGCAGATGCCACCTTAAATCCTATTTTAGATAGAAGTTCAAAGGCTGCTATTCAAAACACAACGGGGGATTTCCTTGTGTTAGAGGATAATAATACTCCTGGTTGGAACACCAGTAGTTTAATGGACAACACCTCTAACTGGAACAACCAATGTATTATAGAGATATACCGAGAGAGCGATGCCTTTACGGAAATGTTCTATTACGAAATTGGTGAAAACAAATCTATAGACAGCGCAGGTGTGCACCAGACAGATCGTGTAAGCACAACCGCACAAATTGAGATAGTTTCTCAAACAGGAGACGATGTAGAGTTCCGTTCACCAATCAGATTTTTCAAGGGAGATAATATTGAAACTTCAGGTGGGTCAAGTATTACAGTGGGTAATGTTGTAGAAGACACATCGAAGTCTGGATATTCTTTTAGAGTTTATGGTGAGACTACATACAACTGGCCAACTTTAAGTCTACATGTAGTAACTGTTACTAATCCTGATTCTGTATTTAATATAGATCAGGGTGATTCATACTTTAGATTACGCACATTATTCTACGGTAGTGCTCCACGAAAAGGAGACGTATGGCGAAACCTTTCAGCAGCGTATACTCAAAATGCTTTAGTTGATTGGATTGAAGATCCTCGTGTTAGTGACTTCTTTAAATCAGATTATACTTCATTAGGAAAGAGTTATCCTTACCTTCCTGATGCTACTACTGTAAAGAGATACGGTTCTATAACTTACTCAGATCCATTCTCTTTTGAAAACACACAACTTGGACTTTCGTCATTTAACTTGACGATGCAAAATTTTGCTGATATGTCTTATGACTACGGCTCAATTAAGTCTATGGTTTCGCATGATCAACTGATGTATATATTACATGAGCGCCGTGCTGGTGTTGTACCTGTTCAGAGAAACATAATTACAGCGGAATCTGGTGAGTCGCTTGTGGCGTCAAACATGATACTGGGTCCAGTAAATTATTATGTAGGAGAATACGGCGTAAATAATAATCCTGAATCTGTTGCTCAGTATAGAGGGCAGATTTATTTTATGGACGCAAGAGCCGGTAAGGTATTGCGTATAGGAAAAGAAACAGGGATTAGTATTATAAGTGAGACTCTGGTTGATGGCTTCTTTAAAAGCAAAACATTCTCAACTGCTCTTTCTGCTAAAAATAAAAGATACCACGGTGGTATAGATAGGGAAAACACGGAGTATATTATTAGTTCTCCTGCTCTTTATACTTCACGTATTACTATTAATGATGCATGTACGGGTCAAACGGCTATAGGGAATTCAAGAACTAATGAAGACGGTGACATAATAAATGTTTCACCAGTATATGATGATTCACTAACATTCTTTTGGAATACGGATGTAAGAAACTGGGAGTGTAGTCTTGATGACTGGGATACTTCTGGAAGTGGTCTTATATTAATTGATCAACTTACGTCTAACCCCGTCGTAGGACTTTCAGAGAACTACTCTCCGTCACTTTCTGCGTCTTTGAATACTGCCATACCAGTTGTAATGACATCGTCTCAGTATACAGCGTTTTATCCTGCAACATTTAATCAGTTGACAGGGGTTGTTAGACCTGATGCGTCATCGCCACTCGGTGATCTTATAATTGACAACACTCTTGAAACTCTTGAGGCATTTACTATTGCTTATAACCTTTGGGATAAGTTCTGGAGCACGAGATATTCTTACAATACCGATGGAATAATTTCATTGACGGATAGAATGTACACGTTTAATGGTGCTAAAATATATGAGCACTCTCCCGATGCAACAAGAAATACTTTTTATGGAATTGCCGGCGACACAATAGTTGAAGTGGTTTCTAACTTTAATCCATCTATGATTAAGGTCTACGAGGCATTAAGTCTTGAAGGCAATAATTCAGGATGGACTGTTACACTTAATAATAGTGATCAAACCAGTACGATTGATCGATCAATATGGGACGAAAAAGAAAATTTCTACTACGCTTCCATACATCAAGACTCCTCAAACAATGTCACGTACACTTCTACCGCAAATGTTACTACCGTTAGCGGAACGTCTGAAGTCTTTTCGCTTGGAGAAGTAGATACATTACCTGGTACTCTTGCTGACAAGATACCTTTTAAAAATGCTATAAACAATCAAGCGTTCCCATTAGGAGATTCAACAGCGTTGTATGTTTTAAATATTGCTCAGAATAGATTAGAGCCTTTAAATCTCTATGCTGTTTCGGTTTCTGGTGAAAAAGAATTAACTTGTAATGCAACCATATCTGGATTCTCTGCTGGAGATACACTGGTGTTGATTGCTAACTCTGCAATAGAAGGAGATTCAATTAGAGATTATTATTTGAAAGCAAAATTTGTAAACGCAAGCACAAGCGCACACGAGTTGTACGCTATTAACTTTATATATACTAAGTCAAACTTACACAACCAACAAGGACAGTAGTAATCCTTATTTTTGTAGGATAAAAAAACATGAGATATGGCAATAGGACCTTTAATTAACCTTGGTGCAGGTTTAGCAAAAACCGGATACGGATTGTATCAGGAAAATCTTGCTAAAAGAAAAATGGCGCAGGCTGATCAAACTGCCATGGGACCTATTCGTTCACAGGCTGCACGACAAAGAATCGCTCGTCAAGAGTCTGATTCACAATCAGCAATAGATGCAGCGTTACGCTCCCAAGCCACACAAGCCCAGCAGATTGGGGCAACTGGTGGCTCTCGTGCATTGCAGGCAGCAACTCCTGCATTACTTAGAGCAACAGAGTTAACCACCGGAAGTGCTTTAGATAGATTTGGGTCATTAGGTGCAAGAGCGTCTCAACTTGAAGACAAAGTAAACTTAGCAAATGCTAACGTAGGTGTAAATGCCAACCTTGCTCGATTACAACGTGCGGCAGATGCTGCTCGCTCTGTAACTTTAAGCGGTGTATCTGACGTTATCGGAGGAACAGCCGGCCTACTTGGAGGCATTGGTAAAAAAGGAAAGGGCACTGATGATGTTGTTGAAACTATGACGGAAGAAACAATAACTCCAGAGAAACAGGCGGTTATGGATCAAGCCAGTATGCCAATGACAAATGCTTTTGGTGCAATGGATATTCCTGGAAGCAGTATGGCTGGAGTAAACAGAGCGTCTGATATTGCAGTACGTAGAAAGGGCGCCGGCCTCAATTTAACACCTGAGTACGAAGTCAATGCAAGTAACTATGCTCCTTCACCTGTTGGAGTACAAGACATTGATACTTCATTTGATACCCAGGCAGAATATGACTTTTTAAATCAGAGTCGTGCTAAGGCAACAAGTAACAGTTTAGATGCTCTTGCTAACAGAGTTAGTACTTTCGAAGATAGACAAGAAGAAGAAATCATGGGTCTGTTGAACCAGCCTATGAGCGAAGGTGGAGAATTAGACAGAGCAGAAAAAACACCAGGTGAATTTGATCATGAAGAAAATCCAATTGACATTGTGCAAGAGGGAGACAAGATTGGTGAGATGACTGGTGGAGAATATATATTTAACCCAGAGCAAGCAGAGGAATTATTAGAACTTTCTAAGGAAGGTAATAGTGAACTACATGAGTTCGTCCGTAACTTGCTAAGTAAAGAACAATTTAAGTAATGGCTGATACATCCCAATTTATGGCAATAGGCCAGATGCCGTCTGTTGATTATGGTGCTATATATGAGCGCTCTAAACAACGCCGTGAACTGGAAGAGCAAAGAAAGTTAGATTACTTAAATCAGTTTCAGCAAGAGCGTGGTGCTTTTGCTCCCGGAGTAAAGGCTGAACTTCAAAAAGTTTATGACGATACTATCAAGGCAGAGTTAGATAAAGGCGACATGTCTTTTGAGGGTAAAGCCAGACTACAGCGAAACTATAATGCTTACAAAGATCTTGCAGCAAATGCACTTGACTACACTGGACGCATTAATGATTTCGAAGCGTCGATCATGGCAGATCCAAAATCATTCAACGATCCTGGTGCGCTCATAGAAACATTAGGCGTCGCAAGAGATACTCAAATACCATTGAGTCAATTACCACAGATAATGCAAGACCTGCCTAATCCAAACGATTACCGCAGGTTTGAAGTAGCAGAGATGGCTCCAATGTCTGTGGCTGGTGACATACTAAAGAAGTTAAAGACTGAAGGTGGGGGTATTAATCGTTTCTACGACATGGCTAAGAGCGGTCAGATTGATCCAGCCTCAATTACTGAAACTGTAACAGCGTGGTTTGACGGTAATCAAATATCTCAAGAACAGGAGAACGAGGCTATTGCTTTTTCTATGCGTCAGTTAGGTGCATTAGACCAAGACCTTACAGATTACTCTAAACTAAATCAGTTAAGTGAAGAGCAACGACTAAAATACCTACAGCAATATGCAGGATATGTGACAGACGCTGTTACTAATTTATTAGCGGACGACATAACAACAGCGGCGGAACAAGCGCGTGCTGAGATGCGTCAGTTTGCTCAGAAAGAAAACATTAAGGCTGCGGCAAAGGCTCGATATAAAGGTGCGGATGGTGCTGGCGGTGATGCTGGTGCTCAAGGCTTCCAAGTAGGTGCATTAGAATATGTTCCCGCATATGGTACAGATGAAAGAGGAAAGGTAACCAATCAGTCTCGCAAAGATTATAAAGAGAAGTATGGAGACGATGGTATAGCACAGGCTCAAACTGATCTCTTTAAAAACGTAAGTTACAGCCAGCCTACTATTGTAAGTAGAAAGGGAGATAACAATGTATACACTGTAGAGTCTCTTGCTATAGGTCCAAACGGAGAAAAGTTAGTGTCTCTTCGTTTTAATCAAGAGGTTGCTGGAAAGAAAAAGAGTGTAAGAACTATTGTTGATTTTGAGGATATCAAAAATGAAGGAATCAAAGGAGGACAAAAAGCAGTAGACAGAATAAGTAGTGACCTTGAAGGTATGTCAGCATATTGGACAGAGAATATCTTCCCTACGAAGAACCAAGTTGCTCCTGTCACAGAAGATCAGGTTATTATGCCAACAGCGACGGGTATAATAAGCAACATTGATAACAGACTTAATGGAATAGATGGAGAGGGAATACCTGCTGAAACACCTGTTGCAGAAGAAACTGTTGAGGAAGCGTCATTAGTTTTACCAGAAGGATTAGACCTTGGTGGCATCATGACCAGAAAAGATGCCAGTAGAGTTGCTATGGATTTAGCAGAACAAAAATACATAGAAGAAAACTATGGTGGTCAAAAAGATTGGGATCGTTTAATGGGTTCTGCAAAAGGTAGGTTAGCAAAACCCTTTACGGAGTTAATACTTGCAGATGAGCGTTCAGGATATCAGCAAGAACGACGTGGTCAAGAAGCAAAAACAAAAGAAGAGGAAGAGTATATACAAAATCAGTTGATGCTTACGACTGAGGATAATGCTAATTTCGAGGTTACATCAATGAAAGGATTCGATCGTCTTAGTGAAGAGGGTAAAGCCAACGCGATTGGTAAATATCAAGATGAATTAATAAAGAGATTAAGAAAGAGATTTGATCGTGGTGTTATGCCAACTGGGAAACCTCTGGCTAATGCAATAGGAGACATTGTTAGAAATGAAATGCGGCCTTTCTTTGCGGACGCACAATTTATAGATGAAGAATTCTTTGTTGATTAATAAATTTATATAAATGGAAGATCAAGACTTACTATCAGTATTGCAAGCGGCTTACGATCGTGGTGTTACACTGGAGCAAATTCAACAGGCTCTAAATGATGATCCTAATGTAGAACAGGGGGCGTTACAAGTTGCAGAAGATTTCTTTTTAAAAAAAAAAGACTCTTCGGAAAGTTCACAGGCAGGAGATCTCGTGGTATCAGAATCAGAATCGGTTCAAGATACTATGGCATCTCCTTCTACAGCAGTCGACTCTAACTCTGGATTTCTTTTACAGGACGGTCTTACATCTTTATCAAATGCATACGATCGTGGTGTAAACCTTTCTCAAATTGAGCAAGAGTTTCAGGACAATCCTGAATTCGTAGCCTTAGCAAAGGATTACTATAAAACTTTAGGCTCTCGTGTTTGGGATGACCCGCGCGAAGAAGGCATGGGTATTATCATTGATGATAATCCTAATATGCTTGGTCGCCTATGGAACAGAGGGGCTGCTTCAGGACGTCTGGCTGCTGAGATAGCCAAGGGTGAGGCAACTGGATACATGAATTGGGAAAACATTGCGTACCTAAACAGCATTATGCAACGCGATGGAGTAAAGAAAACAGGTGAGGAGAACCCTGTTTTTGATTTTGCTGGTGATGTAGTTCGGGCAATACCCGAATCTTTAATATCAATGGCAACGAGTATCGAGACTGGTCTTACTGGTGCGGCGGCTGGAGCCGGTACTGGAGCAGGAATAGGATCTGTTGTGCCAGGGGTAGGAACAGCGCTTGGTGCAGGTACTGGTGCTGTCTCTGGTTTCTTTGGCGCATCATCTTTAGCAATTGAGTATGCTCATTCTTTGATGGACGTCATCCGTGAAGAAGGTGTAAATGTTACAGACGGTGATCAATTAGCATTTGCATTTGAGGATGAAGAACTCATGGATCGTGCTCGCGAGAAAGGGCTAAAGAGGGGTATTCCTATTGCAATATTCGATGCTATCTCAGGGGGTATTGGCGGTAAGGTCGGAACAACCGTTGTAAAAAACATATCTAAATCAGCAACAAACAGAGCCGCTAAAATCTTAGCAGCAGAAACATTAACTCAAGGTGCACTTGGTGCAGGTGGAGAACTTTCTGGACAGTTGGTTGCAGGTGAAAAGATACGTCCTCGTGACATTGCTCTTGAAGCATTCGCTGAATTAGGTCCGGCTGCTCCTGTGATGGCATACAACCTTGCGGGTCGTATAAACAAAACTCCAGGAGAGTTAAAGTATGCTGACAACATAAAGGCTAAGGAGAATCAAAGTGATGTAGTAGAGGCCAGCAATGCGGTAGATGCTATACCGGAGATGTCTAAACTAAATACAGAGATAGAAGAACTTGAGGCTGTAAAACCAGTAGACAAAAATGAAGCCCGTGTCAAGAAACAAAAACTTAGAGAACTTAGAGATAAGAAGTATGATCTAAAGGCTGACCTTTCTGAGAACTACTTAGCCCTTGATGAAGAAACCCGAAAAGAAGTAAAGGCAAAGTTGGCTATGATAATGGTCAACGACCAAACAATCTCTACTCAAGGGGCCAACCCTGAACTTTCAAATGTTCTTCGTGAAGAAAATAAAAAACTAAAGGCTGAGATTAAAGAAACAATAACCGGAAAAACATCAAGCAATGATCAAGCAAGTGGGCAAGAAGTACAGGGTGACATCGAAGCAAGGCAAGAACTTGGGGACGTACCCGACACTGAAGGAAGCGCAACGCCGGTTACAGTTAGTGGAATACTTCAAGCGCGTGAAGAAGAAGGGCAAACGCAAGGAGAATTAATTGAAGGGGAAGCAACTGAGCGCTCATCATCTTTCTTAAACATAAAAGATAGAGAGGGCCAAAGCCTTAATCTTTATGACCCTAACGATGCTGCTGCTTTACGTCGTGCTTTAGACGAAGGTGAGTTCAGAGCCGGGGAAAGAGAGTATTTAGAAAATATGATTCTTGCTTCAGAGTCATATCGCAAGTCAATACCCGAAGCAAAGATGTTTATTATTGGCTTCGGTAGAGAGGGATATCAAAATGCACTTGACCGTGTTGGATTTGGAAGAGAGGATATAGATATAGAGGGTAATAAAATACCGAAGGATGAGCAACGGGCAACTTATGGAAAAACCTCGCGTTACAAAAACAGTGTAAAAAATGTAGGTAAAATAGCATTAGAAGTACCAGTGGAAACTTCTCTTTATGGCGAGGCTCAAGGCCGTGGAGCAGGGGAGAAGTTTACGGGTATCCAAACAGCGTATCATGAAATCTTTCACAATGTTTTAAATCAGCATTTTGGGGAGAACCTATCTGATTACAATCAGTTAAGAAAGTTAGTGATTCGTCAACTCGCAGAGTCAGATGTTAAGCAATTAAATGATTTTGCAAAAAGATATGCAGATGCAGATGATGTTACTGGTACACTACCTTCTGAGGAATTCATGGTTCAGTTGTCTGGTCTTCTCGCGAATAAAAACATTAAGTTTGATCCATCTTTCTTAGAACAACTAAAGGCATTTATAGGTAATATAATCAGAAAGGCTACAGGCGGCACTATAAATTTTGACATTGAAACTAAATCAGGTAAAATAAAACAAGACTTGGTGGATGCTTCATTGGCTCAAGATCTTGCTAACTATTTAAAAGGAACCTCTGAGGCTATGCGTCTTGGTGCTGATGTTAGAGAAGTTTCACAGCCTGCGGCTCTAAGAACAGAGCGTTTCCAAAGAACAAGACAAGAGATGACGTTTGGTCCTGATGATGAAATGGGCAGTCTTAGTGAGGCAAAAAATGCTGCGAGTCTACCTGATCCTGAAAACTATGATAGAACACTTGACCCCGCAGAAAAACTTTTAAAAAGTATAAAGGATAAGACTCGTAGTATTACAAGAGGATTAGAAAAAAAATTAAACACTGGTCTTAGAAAAGTTAGAGCAGAGGTTCTATCTGCGATGGAATTCAAACAGTCTGCTAACATACCATATCTAAAGAACCTTGCCAATAGACTTAAAAATGTTCGGAAGATTACTGATAAGATGACACCAGAACAGCGCGATGAAGTCTATGAGGCCTCAGATGCATTCTTGTTTGGTGAAGATCAGAAGACCAGGGACGAAGGGATTGCAAGATTAAAAGAGATTAATGAGACACTTGCTCAGGAAGTAAGTATCATGAAACAAATTAGAGATTTTTACCAGGGACAGTTTGAGTCTGACCCTATGTTTGATGTACTTCCTGATGAGTTGATAGATATCATAAAAGATAATTCCCAGTTCTATGGCACCACAACTTATCGTGCGTTTACCGATCCTGATTTTAAGTTTGATAGTGAGTTAGGGAAAGCGGCAGAGCAGGTAATGGTACTGGAAGCCTTGGAAGAGGTGTTTATAGAGTTAAGCGATCAATTAACTCTTGCTCCAGAAGGGATGAAAGTCCTGGCTGAAATGCGGGAAATGAAACTTGATCCGCGTAAACCAGATGATGTTAAAAAATATGTAGAGGCCAAGAAGAAATCTTTAAACAAGGGAATAAAAGATCTTTCAAAAGAGGGTAACACTTCGGCACTTGTAACAGCGACAGAAAACCTTAAAGCATTTTCTGAAAAAGATTTAAAAACAATACAAGAAGAAATAGATGCTGCATTTCTTGCTGAAAAAATACAAGCGCAAAATTTACGTTGGGATACAGACGAAGGGCTTTTCGCTTATATAGACAAAGTTGAGGCCCCTGCGATTGAGGCCCAGGTACGGAAATACATTAAAGACATACAGATAACGTCTCGTCAAAACATTAATAATGCTGACAATGGTTTTGTTAAAGACAACAGTTTGGGTGGACTTAGAGTGCCTACGAGATCCTTTAAGGGTAAGCAGGATCTACCCGTTGAATTAAGAACATTTTTAGGCGAGGAAAGAAATCCATTTATAAAGTTTACTACCACTGTAAACAACTTAGCCAATATCTATGGGCAGTATGGATTAGTTTCAAGAGTAAACAAGGCAGGGCAAAACGCAGGCACAGGTGACATAATTGTTACTAAGGCTATTGCTAATGCGATCATGAATGGAATCTATTTATTAGATAAGAAAGGAGATACGTTGCCGGTATACATGAATGACGTCAATGAGGTCTCTGCACGATCACAAAAAGAACTGATATATTTAGCAGAAGGCCTGGGCTTAAAAAGAAGAGACGAGTCGCTTACAGATTTCTATGACAGAATAGGGATTGAGTATAAAGAAAAAGAGTACCAGACTAAAGTAATGTTTGTCGAGGGTAAAGTCGACAAGGTAATTGAGCCGACTAATTTTAATCAGTTCCAAAAATTAAGTGATGCTATAGAGATTTACTTTAGAGAAAACTATACATCAGTTCAAGATAACAACTCACCTCTTAAAGGTCAGTCTATTAATAATGATTTTGTAGAAGCCTTAAAGATGACGCCACTGTATGCTGCAAAGAACCAGGGTATGCGAATCTACTATGGTATCCTATTGCAAATGCGTAGAACACGGGTGCTCTATAACCTACCTACCTGGAGAAAGAACATCATGGGTGGTTGGTATTTCCTGGCTGCTAATGGTATACTTCCTATTGGAGAGAACTTAGGTGGGTATAATGTTATAAAAGATCTAAGGACACGACTAAAGAAAATGAAGGACGGGGAGTACACTGACCCCCAAATACAAGAACACTTTGAGACAGCGGCTAAGTACGGACTATTTGGTAGTTCTATTAGTCTGGCTATGTTTGAGAACATCAATAATTCTTTCTATTCTCAGATGAGTGGAGAGAACCCCAATAAAGCATGGGGGTGGATGAAACAAAAATCAAAAGACTTAGCATATCAGTACGGTGCAATAGATGACTATACTAAATTAGTAGGCTTCCTTGCGAAGAGAGAGAACTTTGCGAAGCGTTTAGCCTCTAATCCAGAAGGCAAACCATTTAGTGAGTTAAATCCTCAAGAGCAAAACGAAGTAAACGAGATGACAGCGGAGAGAGTAAAACAAAACTTCCCGACAATGTCACGTATACACCCTGCTTTCAGAGGCGTTATGCAAAGTCCTTTCGGGGATTTCCTTTCGTTTAGACTGGAGTCGTTCCGTAGTTTTCTTTCTGTATATCAAAATGCAGTAAGTGATATAAGAGAGGGTGCAACTAATGAAAGTTTAACACCATCACAAAAGAAAGCATATATCCTCGACGGTACGAAAGCACTGGTTACTGGATCAGCAATGGCGGGTATGTCTGCTGTTGGTTACACAATGATGGGTGAACTTGTTCGTAGTCTAACTGGAAAGGAAGATGAAGATGAGCAAGAATTAGCAGCAACTGCAAGAGGTGTTAACATGATACTCCCCCCATGGATGCAAGGCGCTAACATTGTCCCTATTGAAATGAATAAGAATGGCGAGATTCGTTTTGTAAACATGAGTTCGGAAGATCCTTACGATGAGATACAGGGATTGATATATGGTCGTGACGGAATCAATAGGCTCACTCAAATCAGTGAGATACTCTCAGACTTTACAGATCCTAACATGGCGGTTAAACTGGTATTTAATTTAGCCAAGGGAGAGAACCAATACGGACAACCAATAAGAAACAGCGATGATCTAAACTGGTTTTACAGACACTTGATTCCTTCTTCTTACTTAGACTGGGATAAGACTACCGGCACCTATGTTTTAAAAGAAGTATTCATACCACCCAACATTGCTTTTATTGAGCGTACTCTAAGAAAGAGAGCAAAGGAAATACAAGATGCAGAGAAAGCAGGACGTGATCCAGAGTTAGAACCTTTGAATGCACTTCAATTAGGTACTAACATATTCTTTAGAGACTACCCTGTAAATATTGCAAGTCAATTTGGTTGGAATCTTAAAGACAAAAACTTTAGAGAGAAGTGGGAAGATCTTCCTGAAAACAGAAGAACAGTTCGTAAGGCACATCTCGATGAGGTTAAGCAGGCTTATCAGTATGGGGTAACTTACGGTGAGGCTAAAGACAATTATGATATGATTGATAAATTCGAAGATCAAGTTCGTCGAAAGTTCGGTCGTAGCCCAGCAGAATTAGATTACATCCTGTATGACATGGAGTTACCAGATTAACTCAGCCTTCTCAACTAACAACCAGAATCTTATTTTTGTATAATGAAGTGGAAACAAATATTTAAGGACAGCAACGATTGGAATGAGAAGAGTATTCTTGGTGCTGTCTCTTTTGCTGTAATGGTTTTGGTAATGGCTCTTGACCTTATCACTGGTGCATTTGGAAAAGATTTAGTAATTAATGAAAGCGTCTATAATTCTTTCGTGTATGTCACGATTGGTTGTTTTGGAATTGCTGGAATAGAAAAGTTTGCTAAAAGGAATGGTAAATAATAATGAGATATCAGAAAATACTGTAATAGGTTTATCTCTAAAAACTGTAGGTATGATTATCGGGGCTGCAATAGTTGTAACCCTGGGGTACTTTGATCTCAAAGCAGGTGTAGATGAAGCAAAGAAACTGCCCGTACCTGTTATTAGTCGCACTGAGTTTGATTTAAAAGATGAGTTGATTCGTGAGACTATCATGAACACACAGACTGATGTAGGAGATATTAAAACTCAACTCGCTCGAATGGAACAGCGCTTGTTTGAGATGAAATGAAAAACACTATCCTCATATTACTTATGGTAATGATGTTTCCGTCATCGGTAACTACAGAGGTTAGTCAGATTAATATTAAAGGAGTTGTAGTAGTACACTATAATGCTACATGGAATTCTTCCAACAACTATGTATCAATAACAAACATCAATGGCGCAAAAATCTTACGCGCTTGGATTGATAAGGACAATACCGTTAAGGAATCAGAAAACATACACGCTGTGCCTACAGTCATATTGTATAATGATGGCAGAGAAATAGAGAGATGGGAGGCTGACTTATCTATGAGGTTAGGCATTCATTACTCGACTATTCAAACATCAATAGATAAACTAAATAGATGAAATGGCTAACCGGATTAATCATAGTGCTATCATTAAGCAGTTGCAGCGCTCAGTGGCACCTCAGAAAAGCAATCAAGAAAGACCCGTCGATGTTAAGAAAAGACACGGTTGTTGTTACGGATACGATTGTAACTGCTCCGGTCTCGGTGCGTGACACCATAACACTTCAACAGCGGGATACTATTACCATTACTAAAGACAGACTTAAAGTAAATATTGTACGCTCTTTCGACACTATCATGGTGGATGCGATATGCGACAGCGATACTATTGTACAAGTAATAGAAGTACCTGTGCCATCCCTCGTTATGAAGGACAGCAACAGGTGGTACAACAAGGTATACAAGGTTTCTTTTTACCTTTTGTTACTTCTACTTCTTCTTCGCTTCTTTCGGAAGCATCACATAATTTAGACTCAACTTCCGCAGGCTTCACAGTCTGAAGGGTTCTCAAAATTACACGTTGGTTGTTCAGCGGACTCAAGTTCCGATACGAATGATTCGAAGTCTTCCATAATGGTTTAAAAAAGGTTTAATCCCCACGAAATTGTGGGAACTTCGAAGATACAAAATACCTTGATTATGGTTTCAATTCGTAATAAGGTGAGTATGCGTATCTTAGGTTCCAGGCCTTCACTTCTGCTGGTGTAAAATCGCCTACAAGGTAATCTTCGGGTGATGTAAACAGTATAAATACTACTATATCAGAGACCTCTTTATCGATAGCATATTTGTTTGCCTTGAATGTATTCTCACAAGTCTTAATACTGATCTTTTGAGTCTCTCCATTCTTTACTACATGAATGTCCGGATCATCTGTTACATCCTTTGTTTGTTTCAACAGCGTAGACACTGTGTATCTTGAGTACTCTGGTGTGATTTCATAGTAGTACCTTACTAACAACTCTCCAAGTATCCCTAAGTATTCAGTGTAATATTCACGAGGTACCTCACCCAGTAGTAAGGATTTTTTAGTTCCGGTCCTCTGTTTGTTTGTCCCCTCATATCTTTTCTTATTCGCTTCTATTCTCCTGAGAGTTAAGTCATCAGAATATTCTTTAAGATAAGACGGGATAGGTAGCCGGTTCATGACAATCCTTTTAAGCGTTCTTTATTAAGAGTTGATAGATCATAGTGTTCCTTAACGTACTCATATAGATTGTTGGCCAGCCTCCATGCTTTAGTTATATTCATATCCTTGATCTCTCTGCGCCAGTCAGATGGAGACTTACAAAGTATGCCGGTTTCGTTATGTATGATTACTTCTTTATATGGGGTAACACTGCTTGCTATAATTGCAGTCTTAGTATATCCCGCTTCAACTACTTTCAATTCTGATTTACATTTATTGAACACACTCTTCTTTAGTGGAGATAGTGATACATCAAAGAACTTGTACAGTTGTGCGTATTGAGTTATGTCTACGGGGTTCATACGATACTTAGCCTTTAATCTGTCGGCATAGTCCATGAGATTCATGCTGTATAATTCGTAGTCTTCAAAGGTCATACCCATCTCATCCAGATCTTTCTGGTGACCATTAGCACCAAGGTATCCAAACCTTACTTTAAAGTCTGGATTACCATCTTTCTGTTGATCAGCCCACTGCTGTTCTTTCTCGTATACTGTATTAGGGATAAGTCTATAAACAGCGTCAGGATTAATCTTCTTCATCATCGTAATAAGGTACGAGGATGGTGACCAAATCTCATCTGCTATTTTAATTGTATTGGTAATGTTAGGGCCTTCCTTTTTTTTGTAATGCTCATAGGCTGGATTATCTTTAGGTAGGTTCCAGTAGTCATCGTTATCCAGAATAAGTTTGACGTCATTGTTCTTTAAGAACTTTTTAAATTCTTTGTGATCAGAGACGCTACATCTCCTGGACACCACAAGGTTTTTTATTTGAGACAAGTCCCATTCCTTCATCTCATTAAAGTCCTCAAAGAAATGGATCTGTAATCCTTCTTCTTCTTTAAGTCTTAGGAACGGAGTCATTAACCTATGATAGTTAATACCGTTTAGCCCATCAAGATAAATCAGTGTCATCATAATACTCAAGTAATACAGAGCGAATCATATCAAACTCTGCATCAATGTCTCTTTTAAACTTTCTGATTGTATTGTGTAATCGCTCTGCGTCAGAACGAGGATCTCCTGAAGAGTCGTGTAGACTCTCATACAACTCAGTAGCCGCATCATGCATTCTACTGGTTGCCAGGAAATAAATCTTACTTAATGATTTTGTATCCATAACCCTTTATTGTTGCAACAAACTTATCCTTCTCTACGTTTGGATCGTATTGAGTTGATTGCTTGGTGAAGAACTTAGGGCTATCATCATGGATATAGCCGTGATTACGTAGGTAATCTGCTAAAAATTTACAACAACATATAGCGTTATCAACATCGAAACGACAATTGTAACGTACATGTATCTCCATTGAGTCAATCCAGAACTTATCATAATCTTTGATTACTTCTGCTATGGACTCCCAATATTCCTTTTTGTATTTTACGCGCACCGCGTAGTGGCGCCCACTGTAGAACTTATTCAGTGATGGAGGCTTGGGTAGTTGTATTACGATTTCTTCGTAAGCATTCATACCCATGAATATAATACTATAACTTCAGTAATGCAACATTATATGCCGCGGGTTTAAAACTTTTATTACCCGTTGCAAGACCACTGAATCCGGTTTTAGTTGAATTGATTTCTAAAATAATAGGCTCGTCCCATGCAGTAGGTTCTCCTCCGGTTTCCTGGTTACGTTGTTTACGCACATGTATCTCGGTTCGTTGTCGAAGATCGTAGTCAGGCGAAGAAACTTTTCTATGAAACGTGAGGAAAGAATCGGCCCTATTCACGAACTTACCGCCGCCTTCAGTCATTGCGGCACGAGGTGCTACCGGCAGACCATCAGGCCCAACAGTCCTTTGTGCTTCGGTAATAGAGTGCGTGTTAAGCCATACCGCCATGTTGTTCTTAACGCTGAACGTAAGCATTTCTGAAGCGGCTTCATAATGATACTCATGAGAAGACACTTGATTGTTCTTTGACACCGTCATCTTTAATGAGTTGTATGGATCAATAAACAAACCATGATAATCTTCTTGGCGTATAAGTTTCTCTGCAAATACAAGTAGATCAGTGTAAGAATATACTTGCTCATTACTAATCACTGTAAAATATTTGTTGACCCATTTGTATGCGGCTACTCTTTCTTCATAGTGCATATCAGTAATCTTCATGTCTACCACAAACTCCATCAGCCTCATCTTTACTGCCGCAGTTCTATTTTCTGAGGAGTAAATTATCCATCGCCAATTGTGTTTGATAGAAGAGCATACCATAAGATACAGCGCCATAGTAGTTTTACCTACGTTACTATGCCCATTGATAATAGTAAATTCTTTTTTAAATAAGTAATGCTTGTCAAGTTCAGCGAAGCCGGTAGACAAACCTTTCTCAATCTCTCCGTTTGCAAACTTATTGATCCATTCATAGTCACTATCATCAGAAGAAATAAAGGACATGTCTCCATCATTGATACGCATCTCTCTACGTATCTTGTTCTCATCATCAATGATCTCACGAATAGGCATCATCTTGCCCTGACTTAACCCATCGACAATAGTCTTCTTGGCTAGATCTAAATCCTCAACGGTGTCACGCAGTTGTAACTCACGTAGCATTACACGCACCGCTTCGTCCTCTTCCATCCTTCCAGCAGATATGTATCCACCACATAGAATTGATGCTCTTAAAAGAGTTATGTGCTTCTCGCCGTCAGGTGCCTTACGAATCATACGAGCAACGATATCTATCTTGTCGTAGTCGGTATATGATTTCCTTTCAGTGATATCCTCATGCTGAGTATTCTCAGAGAGCATAGCGCCAAAGACTTTGTTATTGTCATTGCTAATTAAGTCAGGGTCATAACTTTCAAAGCAAGCCCGCGATACATTAATACCTGAAGGGTCAACCTCTAATCCATATGTTCTATCAAAGTATGCTTGTAATGCACGGAAGTGGTCACGATGTCTTTCGCTATTGGAAACCTTGACCAATGCTTTGAGGCCATCACCACTTGGAGATCTCCAGCATGCACGTATGTGTTCATCAGTCCCTAATAAAGCCTTATAGTCATCTACATCAATGTGATCAAAGTCTAAGATTACATAACCACTATGTCCTTGAATGTCACTATCTCTTCTGCCTTTAAATACACCTGAGAATAATGCTACGGGCAAAGTCTTTTTAACAGCGCTTTGACCATCTCTGACTTCATCAACCTTTGATTTTGACTTACCTTCTCGTATCCTATCTAATGCGCTTTCTAATGATATATAATGAGGGTCATCAATGTTAGTTATCGATGAGAATATTGTAATCATTTCATTTAAAATCTTTGGCATAGGAATCTTCTTTGTGATATTCAGAGAACCCAATCTTCTTTTGAACAAGAATTTTGGAGACCCTGAAGTTATGTTTTTTGGTTTTGGAATTCATGCATTTTTCTAAAAAAAATAATGCCTTTGAATCTTTGTTTAGATCATGAAGATTTTTGGCTCTGCTTACACACTCCAACTCGTATCCCTTAAAGAGATGCATCTTCTTACCAATCTTTCTTTGATATATAATGTTGACCTTGTAATAGAATATGTCCTGGCCTTTACTCATCCTTTTTATTCTTGCAACCACAGTCTTCTTCCAGGTCTTCCCTTATCTCAAACATTTGATCACAGTAAGATTGTAAACTACTCTGACACCACACGCAAAATGCTACGGGCATGATGCCGAAATTCCCATACAAAAACTGATCGTCTACTTCACTACCACATATGGTGCACTCTTTTAATTCCATCATACCGGTAGTGTTATTATTTCTGATGCGCTTAATATTGCAAACTCATTCCAATTCTGAGGAGCGTCGGCATATATTATCACTTTATATTTAAGTTTAGTGTCGCTTACTTCAGACTCGTTAACTAAATCCCTAATGAGTTCAATGCCTTCGAAATACTTTCTTTGATAATCGGGGTCTACGGTTTTACCATTAGCATATACTCCCATGCATTTAGCATGAGTTTTCTCAGCGTGAATAACGGTAGAGTGATCACGATTAAACATCTTACCAAGAGATTGGTAACTCATAGTAGTATTGAATCTCAGGTAAGACCAAATCAATGTCCGCGTTTGAACCAAGTCACGATCTCTTTTACTTAGGTAAAGATGCGGTGCGTGAATCTCATTCAAGTTTGAATACACTGTAATTGTAGCATCGATTATTGCTTTGTTCTTTCTATTTATAAATGTATGGTAGTCCATTACTTATCGGATATAGATTTGAAATATTCGGGAGCAACTCTTTCAATTTCCATTAAGATTACAACTTCTTTCTCTCGTAGAGATTCACTTGATCCTGGATCGTGTTTGCTTTTTGTTCCGAAAGATGCGTGTAGAATACTTAACTCCTCTAATTTACTGTCTACATATTCGCGTACCTCTGTACACATAGCACGACGGCTTACAGCGTTACATTTATTTTTCATATCTCTTTAAGATTTTTTTTATCTCCTTAATACGTATGTGATCTTTACGAATTAAAGTGAATGACATTATCGATACCAATACTAATACAATCATTGAGTTAAAGTTTAGGTTTGTTAAAACCTTCTTGCTCTAATATTTGCTCTTGCCATTCTTGTAACTCATGAATATTATCTTTAATATCCTTTAGTTGTGCAGACAATTTATTGATGGTCTCTAAGGGGTTCCCCATCATCTTATTAAACTCTTCTTCGTAGTTCATCTCTCTTTGGTGTTAAAGGTTT